CTTTGGATCCTTGTCGTGGCGTCGATTTATGGTATAAAGGGTACACAAATTTTTAGAAACGGAGGAAAAAAATAATGGCTATATTTAGTTTCGTAAAACCAGGTAAACAAATTTTTAAAACTATAACAAGTGTTAAACCGTCAAAGAATATAAAAGAATTTACAAAACACAAAGAGGACGTTGCAAAGTCAACTGAAAAATATACCAAAGGTTTGACCGAAGAGGATAAAATAAATGTTAGAAAAGGCACTAGTAGAGTTCTTAGCAAAATTTCTAAAATATTAAAAAGAGAAAAGAAAATGGGCGGCGGAATGATGGGCCGTAGATTTGGAATGGAAGAAGGTGGTAAAGCAAAAAAACCTTTTAAAATTACCAAAGATAATATTGAAAAAATTAAAGAGGCAATGAAAAAAAGACCACAAAATCAAAGACCACCTAAAAGAGAAATGTATAAAAAAGGTTCTAAAAAGTTTCCTGATTTAACAGGAGATGGTAAAGTAACATTTGCTGATATCTTAAAAGGCAGAGGTGTAATTAACGGCAAGAAAAAGAAGGCATAATGGCTGGAAAAGGTTTATACGCAAACATACATGCTAAAAGAAAACGTGGTGGTAAGATGCGAAAGAAAGGTGCAAAAGGTGCACCAAAGGCATCTGACTTTGCAAGAGCAAAACAAACAGTGAGGAAAAAGTAAATGACTAAACTATGTCCTAGAGGTAAGGCCGCAGCGAAAAGAAAATTTAAGGTATATCCCAGTGCATACGCGAACGCATATGCTAGCAAAATTTGTGCAGGTAAAATTAAAGATCCATCTGGAGTAAAAAGAAAAGACTTTAGAGGAAGCAAAGCTAGTGGTGGAAGAGCTGGATTTAAAGGTGGCGGAGCTGATTCAGGAAGAATTGGACAACTTAAAAGTGATTTACAAACTGCTAAAAATAGATCTGAAAGAATAGCAGCTGTAAAAAAAGCTGAAAAAGATTTTAGAAGTAATAAAGCAGGTGGTGGATTAATGGAAGCAACTGCTAGATTAAAAAAACAAGGTTTGAGAGGTGGTGGAATATCACAACGAGGACTGGGTAGAGCTTTCATGAAGGGAGGACGAGTGTAATGGCAAAAGTAACAGGCACAAAAAAAGAATCTTCTTCAAAAAGTAATCTTAAAGATGTTTTGAATAAAATAAAAAAATTTACCCCCGTGGGTATGACTGTAGAAGTAGCTAAAAAAGCAGCCAAGACATTTAAAAAAGATTCAAACACAATAAAAAACAAATTAGAAGAACCAGCAAAAAAAGAAAATAAAACTAAAAGATTTCCAGAAGTAGATCGTATGCCTTTGCCTAAAGACGAAAGACCAAAATATGAACGTATGCCTTTTAATCCTAAAGAACAAAAAAAAGGAGTTCAATATTTAAGTAAAGGTGGAAGAGCAATGTTAAGAGGCGGCGGAATCTGTAAAAGAGGAATGAACAGACAAGCTATCGGAAAGAATTCTTAATGCCATGGCAAAGAACGGACTTGATAAATGGTTTGCCCAGAAGTGGGTAGACATCGGAAGTAAAAAGAAGGAAAACGTAAATATCCAAAATGTGTCCCACTTGCAAAAGCAAGACGTATGACAGAGGGACAGAGACGATCAGCAGTTTCTAGAAAAAGAGCAGTGGCACAGGGTGTTGGTGGTAAACCAACAAACGTTAAAACATTTGCAAAAAGAAAACAGGCACGAATGGGTGGATCTATGTCACCAACAAGTGATAAACCAAGTGCATCTATGAATAACATGATGCGACAAGCTCAAAGAGATTACAGGGGTAGTTATATATCTGGAAGTTTAGGTGGAGTAAAAGTCTCTAACCCAAGTTCTGTATCATATTACGGAAAGAAAATAATGCCATGAGTAGAAACGACTACGGATTAAGATTTGGTGAACCAAAACAATATTATGGAAATTTTCCTGATGGTAGAGCAGCCGCAGCAAAAGGCACCATGCCACCAAGAAATAAAAAAAATTTTCGTGCCACGAAAAAAGGTGCGGGAATGACA